GATATCTGACGAGCCGTACATAACTTTCGCTGTAGTTGTCACTGTTGGAAATACCGGAATGTTTCCGTCTGCGTCAGATGTGATCGTCTGCATATCGTTCGACAGCTGGAATGTCATATTCTTGGCAGATGCAATATTGTTGTCCATTTTTGTCAGTTTATCCGGCAAAGAACTACCACCAATTACAACATTATCACCACTGATGATTACTTTTTTGGTGTCCATATCAACCTGGAAGATTATGTTTCCATCACTATCTCTGACAGTCAGTGCGCCTGTGTCAATATAATCAGCATTGATACCATGTGCGTACAGAATTTTTGCTATCAAATCGCCTGTCAGAAAGAAACCGTAAGGATATGTTTTGCCACCATCATTGGATACGCCAATGGCTTCTGCTGTGAATTTAATTACATTTTTTGATTCTGCAAGTGTAGGCTTGTCATGCAGATATGTAATAGTACTGCCATCTTCCTGTGCGACTGATGTTTCATATAATCCAGAAGAATTTTTTAAGGTTTCTTCTAATTTCTTTACTGCTTTTTCTCTAGCTGATTGTTCTTTTTTAACAAGTCGTCTTGCCTCTACGATTGCCTTAGTGGATTCTGACTGGAACTTGCTCTGCCCTCTGATAGGGTCGTCGGCTTGAGTTTTTACAGTGGTCTTTCCATTAACGAAACAGGAAACGTCTGTCAGTGGAGTGATATACCTATTCCACTTGCGGTCGTAAGTATATGCCATATCTCCAAACTCAATGAGTGGATTATATGCAAGTTCTCCCGACATGTTACGGAATTTAGCTCCAATTATGGAATCACCGATTTGAGCAGCTACCGTGTCCAAGTCCGAATCCGCAACAAGGTCGTTTTCCAATTCAAGAACATATCCTGTGATTCCGTACATGGCTTCATTTTCTCTATTTTTTAGCTTGATTCCAGTAATCACAATATCATCACTAGAAACGGTTGGACTTGTAAAAAAGTCTTTGAGCTTTTCGGATGTGTCAGCTACTGATTCGATCAGTGTCAAGAATCCATCACTATCAATTGTCCAGTTCCCTGTCGGACTGATAAAACTTTCTGAGTCAATACTTGCGCCGCCTTTAAATGTTACATTTCCATCATCGTCCACTACTGCGTTGTAATCTTCTTGTACATTGGAAAAATCCCATCTGATAAATCGCAAGTATCCTCTGCTGTCCAGGCGAGCGTTCGCAGTCTCAAGCATTGCTGCCCATCCGAACAACTGACGAAACGTCATGTTTTCCGGAATCTCTGACACGATCAGATTTCCATGAGCCATGGAGACTTCTGACGGAATACCAAGAGTCTCACACGCATCTCTAACAAGAGTCTCTATTGACTGTGGCAGAACCAGATGAGATATATAAGTTGCGTTCGTTTTATACATATCGTCCAAAGCGGTAAAACTAAGGATTTCGCCATATTGTTCTGGTGTCGTAATTGTATAAATACCTTTATCAATGGTTTCGACTCTGTCTTCTGTCGCTGCTTTTGTTCCCAGAATCGCACCGCCACTCTGGTCAAGAATTGGCTCATAGTTTTCATCCAGCAATTCATCTGTTGTAGCCGAACTTGCTACAGAGGTCTGCATTTTAAGATACGCATGAACTTTTGCCATGTAGAAATTATAGTTTTTCCACTGGTCGGAAGTGTTGTCCAACTCCAATGTCATGGATTTACAAACAACGCAGCCAATCGGAAAGCTGCTACTTTCTGCACAATCGGAAAAGGTGCAGTTTTCGCCCATGATTTCATTTTTGACTGTTTTTACAGTTCCGTCAGGAAAGGTGATTTCCACTTCCTGCCAGACTCTTTCTCCGTCCTGTAGTTTTTGTTTGAACGCATCAGATACATTAATCAAGTGGATTCACTCCCTGCATGTTAAAAGATATTTTTGATACAAATTTTAAGTCTGGAGATATTTCTCCAATAGTTAGGCTTGCTTTTCCAACATAAAATGGGTCGGTTCTCCATGCCATGTGATAAAGCGACCAATGGTACAAATTGAAAGTTTTTCCTTTTGCGATAATTTTGAGAATTTTGTTTGCTTCTATAACTGGAACGTTTGATGCTTCATAGCTATACTGTTCGACTGTAAACAATGGAGTTAACAACGCTTTTCCGAACTGCGTACGGTTACTACCTTCTGAATAAGTTGTTTCGAGGTTATATCCCATATCTTTATCTGGCTGATAGATGGAAGCCCCATTCATCTTGTATCGTTCTGTTATGCCTTTTGGAATAGTTGCCACGCTTCCACCTCCTATGCCAGTTCAAACGGGTTTCTACCGCTTGTATCACGTCTTAACTTTGCTTCTTCGATAATTTCATCAAATACTGTTCTTCGGTTAATCTGAGCAGTAAAACGATAATTTCCACCACTCTGCTGTCCACCAGTTTCCTCACGAACAATTTTTCTGAGCAGTGCTTCTGGTGCTTCAATGTTATTACCCTGTTTCTGGTCTCCAAGGACAGCCAGAAATTCGCTTCTTGGTGGAATAACTGCACCTTTTGCCAGATATGGAATAGTCGGTACTCTTGGAAAGCTTGCGCTAAATCCGATCGTCTTAGAGCCGAATGGTGTAGGCACTTCCCACGGACCAAATGACATTGCAGATTCAATTCCACTGATCGCGCCGTTCACCGTACCGATTGCGCCATTTACGATACCGATAACTTTATTGAATATCTCTTTAACTTTGTTTTTAATACCCTCGAACGTATCAACAACCTTGTCTCTTGCACTTTTGAATTTATCAACGATTCCATCAACTATCCTCTTTACAACTTCTTTTATAGTGGACCATATAGCGCTCCACTTTTCTTTTGCACTTGATTTGATACCATTCCAAATAGAAACAATCTTTTCTGCCAAATCACTTAGTTTGGATTTTATTCCATCAACGAAAGCTATGGTTTTGTCTTTAATCCAACTCCATACCGCACCTGCAACTTCTTTTATTTTGTCCCAGTTTTTGTACAGCAATACACCAATCGCAATGCAAGCTGTTACTGCTGCTATAAAAATTCCGCCCGGTCCGACAGCTGTCGCAATGGCTTTGATTCCACCAATAATGCCGCCAGAGCCGGTCATGAGTGCAATAAGACCCTTAATGAAACTTGCTACTGTCGTTATACTTCCTGCGATTCTCGAAGCTAAGCCTGCAATCTTCGCTGCCGCAAATGCTCCGATCAGAGCTGCGCCAAATGCTTCAATGATTGATTGATGATCTGCAAAGAATCCAGCCAAATCAGACACTAGGTTAATCACTGTCGGAATTCCTGTTTCAATCAGCCATTTCAGCATTGGGAGAACAATATTGTTATAAATCCATTCAAGAACATTTCCGATAGATTCCAGAATTGGCGCAAAGGTACTGGTCAGGTTACTGATGGATTCTAGTAACGGATAAAAGTTCAAGTTCGCCGCCCATGTTGCTGTATCCTCTGCGATTTTTTCAACAAACTGCATAACCACCACAAGGGCGTCTGCAATGTTCTGTATGATCTGCGTTCCAACATTGTTCTTATTCCACGCATCCGCAAAACCGGATGCAATATTCCCGATAGTTTTAAGCACGTTCTGAGCAATCCTCAGCATGGTCGTAAGCATCGTTGTGCCTGTGCCATTTGTCCAGACCTCTACAAGGCTTTTACCTACACTTACAGCGAGCTTTTTGAGTCCATCAAGTGCGACTTTTGCTGCATTAATGGTATTCTTACCCTCTTTTTTCCATGCGTCCTGGAATGGTTTCCAGAGTTTCTTGAGCAGGTCAGCAAGTTTTTTTGCGGAATCGCTAATTTTATCAAGCGCGGTTTCACCTTCTGCGAGATTTCCGTAGTCCACATTACCAACTGAACTCGGAAGACCGCTGTTACCTGCTCCACCACTTCCACCAGATGAAGATGGTGTGGAAGATGAATTGCTGCCAGTAGATGTGACTTTGTGAACTTCATCAAGTGACGAAAGATAGTTTTTTGTTACTTTATTCGCTTTTTTTGTTGCTTTTGCATTGTCGTTCGTGGCATCAGCCAGTTTCTTTGCATTATCTGCCGCCTGTCCATACTGGTCCGCTGTATCTGCGATCGCGTCTGTTCCGGCAAGACCCGCTCCACTTCCGCTTGTCTGACCTGATGATTTCTTGCCAGTAATCAGTTCTGTGAAGCTTTTAAAAGCATTTGCCAGAGTTGCCAGTTTACCTAGCAGAACATTAATAACTTTCAGAACAGGTGTGAAAATATTAATCAATCCCTGTCCAACTGTTGCCTTGAGAGATTGCAGCTGTAACTGCATCACTCGCACCTGGTTCGCCCAGCTGTCAGAAGTACGAATAAAGTCACCAGATGCGGCAGATAGCTGCTTCTGCACAAAAGCCAGACGGAGAGCCACTTTTTCCTGTTCTGTCATTTCAGATGTGGTTTTTCCGTAGCCATTGGCAAGTGCATACTGATCAAGTGCCGACTGGGTCATTACCACGCCGAGGTCCTTGAGTGTTTCCGTTTCACCCGTAAATACTGATTTCAGCTTGATATAAGCCAAGTCCTGACTAATGTTATAGAATGATGCCACATCACCAGTCAGCTGTGTCAGGGCTGTTGACATGTCGTAAGCCTGTGCCTCAGAGAAACCGAACGACTTAGACATTGCTCCGAATGTTCCGACATACCTTTTTGCCATTGTCTCTGACAGTCCGGCTGAGGTCATGGCGTTCTTTGCAAATTCATTGACCTTATCCGACATGGTTGTAAATGTAACATCAACCACGTTCTGAACTTCTGCGAGGTCGGAACCAAGCTCCACACACTCTTTCCCAAACTGCGCTAATTTGCCAACTGCAAAAGCCCCACCAATCAGCAGACCGATTTTTTTTACAGCACTCCCAAGGCCGTTAAATGACTGTTTTATAGCTGATACGCCATTTCGGACACCGGTTGTATCCATTCTGGTATCAATAATGACTGAGCCATCAGCAGCCATGCGTTCACCTCCTAACTATTTGAGGTTCAACATCTCATTCAACTTATCTTTATAAGCTTGCTCTTCTTCGCTGAGACGTGTTTTTATGTCAATTGTGTTTTTATTTTCTTGATAGAATTTCTTTTCCCATTTATCCAGGCGTTCGCCTTTTGCCTTTTTTGACCGGATCCCGACAACTGTATTAAATAGGCATTCCCCAGATTCCATAAAGTAGCCAAAAAACGTCCACCAGTGCATATACGGTACGGCTCTGATTTCTTTACCAGCAATCTTGTTTACCGCCGGCACGATCATATCTCCATCCTGTTCCCAGTCCATCAAACGAGGTTTTGGGTGATTTGGATTATCGTCCAATTGTCCGCAGTCGATGAACTCCGATGCTTTCTGGCAAGCTTCGTCCCAGCACTCAGACGGTATGCTTTGCCAGTCCTCAAACAGAATCTGCAACATAACAACTGCTTTCGCCTGCTCGTCCAGTTCTGGGTCATTCATGGCTATGAGAATATCAATAATCGCTCGAAAATCGGTTCTAATAGAAAAATCCACCCCACTTATATTGAGTGAGGTGGGAAGCTCATAGGCGGTCATTTTGCATACTTTTCCGTATACTTATTGACTGCTGCCTGCATTTTCTTTTTTCTCTTTTCAATTTCCGGTGCGATTGCTTCTGCGATCTTATCCAAAACAATGTAAGCGAACACCTGACCATTACCGAAAACAGTGGTTGCTGTGATCGGTTCCTTGAACAAGTCTTTTGATGCTTCATATCCAAGCAGATAGTTGATTTTGTCCTCAATCTGTTTATTCAGTTCTGCCATTTCTTTACCAGAAGTGACTTTCTGAATAGAATCCTTAAGCTGTTCAAAGTATTCTGCCAGTTCTTCTGCACGTGCTGCTACATTGATATCAGTCGGGTTCAGTTTGAAAGAAGAAAAAACTTCGTTTTCGTTGTTGGTAAATGTAAAAATGAGAATTCCATCATCAATTTTTGTATTAATTACTTTTGCCATTTAGCATATCCTCCTTGTGTATGTGCTTATTCGCTGTCAGCTGTGAATGTACCGGAACTGATGTCAAATTTTCCTTTTACGCGTTCGCCGGTATAGTTGACGGTAAATGGAATCTGATAGCCAGATGTATCGCCGCCGTAGGATGTCGGCACAACGTAACATTCCTGCTGATATGCTTCGTACTTTCCTGCTGTGGCTTCTGTCCAGAGATGAACCTCAACTGCTTTTGTCTTGAGGTTATCGTCTTTGAGACGTCCATCTACGATTTTCTGTAATGCTGTAAACAAATCAGAAGTAGTGTCTGCATAGAACGGATCAGCGTCAGAAGAAACTTCATAGCCATTGTGTTTGAATGTGGATTCTCCGAGAATGTTTTTAGATGTTTCAGTATCTGGATTGAGTTCGACATTGTACTCTTCCAGATCTTTTCCAAGACGCTCATATTTCGGTGTCAGTCCTCCACAGAGGGAGCCTGCATCGATATAATGAGCCATGTATTTACGGTCAATCTTGCCTGTAACTGCCATAGAAATGTCCTTTCTGCCTATAACTTTTAAAAGGCTGTGTAGGTTAGCGACTATCTCCAATTGATAGCCGGTTGTTACTTGTTATATTACTTCATAAGTGTTTTCATAGCGTACTGACAATGGCAATAACCAGTCCTGTACGCCACTCTCCTGTGGTTCTAAACCATAAGAGTTGTCGCGGGTGATGCGTTTTATCACTCGTCCCTGTGAAAGTTCAGGAAACGCATTTAAGCGCGTCTCAGAGTCATTTATAATAACTGGTTCCCGACATATCCATTTACCGAGATTATCAAGGAACTTCTGAACAGATAGTTTCTGCCTTTCCTTGTCAGATGCTGTTCGGTATACCACGTAAAATGGATACTGGCATACCTGATGCATCGTTCCGCAGACATCTTCTTTTTCTAAATAGATCAGCGCCCCGTTGTCTGCCGAGAACGCAATTCCGGACTCCTTGCCAAGTTCCTCAAACTTGATTGTTTCATTTTCATATAGTCCCGGATACTGGTTCAGAAGTGCTTTCATGGCATCTGTCAGAATCTCGTATCCGGTTGCATCTTTTCCGATAGGTTTATCCGCCATATCTGCCGCCTCCTGCCTGCGCCTTTACTTTACGAATCCATGTACTGCCGTATTGCCGTTTAGCGGCGTCAAACCACTTTGCCTGTGCCTGTGGGTGAGCCTGTTTGGTGTATTCAAGATTCTCCTTTGCGTTCGTCTTGCCAGAATACTGACTCACAAGAACCTTTTCCGCATCGTGTCTTGCCCATGTGCTACCTGTTGCGGGGTCGACCATGGTTTTTCCAAAATAAAGAAAACGTCCATATGGTTCTGCCGCCGCACATACAAATCCAGTCCCTTGCATCGATGTACTTTTGGCTCTTGTTCGGTCAATAAAATCTCCCGAAATCATTGGCATAAACTCTATCATACTGTCCATAACCATTCCATCAAGGAGGTACTGGGCTTCTTGATACTGTCTGGAGAATCTATCCATATTCAGCTTGATTTTCATATCTCCGTCAACTACGGAGAATCCTTTGAAATGATGAATTTTGCTCATATTACTTACCCAAAATTTCAAAATGCGGAATCAGTGTATACGGACCGCCTACACTGGTAATCTTAAACACATTATCCTTGTTCTCATTCATGTACTGGTAGAATCCATTCCGATAATCACTGTCAATTACCGTTCCACCAGTCCACTCACCTTCCCAGAAAAACGATTCGTCTGAGAATGTGATAGTATCTTCCAGAGCGTTGTTAATCTGTCTTTTCCACTCTTTAGGCGGTACATATGGGAGAATCTTTCCATTCTTGTCAGCAATGATTATATCGCCATTCTGGACAGTATAATGGATATGTAACTGTGCATTGTCAGTTGCGTCTGGTCCGTACTTTTTAAGGATTGCTCCCTTGTCGGTAATGAGGTCAACGCCAGATAAAACATGAGGATACCAGTACGCATCTCTTGTCGTGGCACTTTCGTAATAGTTGAAAAGTGTAATTTTAGACGAATACATGATATCCTCTCCTTAATTATTCTTTCTGCACTGTCTGCTTAATAACCTGATTCACACCAGTGGCCGACAATCCATTAAACATACCGACTGCAACCGCCGTAATGTAATCTGTTGCCGGGAAGTCCGGGATAACTCCCATCCCGACAGCTCCAAGAATCCCGCCAATAACCGCCATGATTACTGGAATCCATTCATCAGAGATTCTTTTTGATGCTTTACAGCCCATTCCTACGATGTAACAGATCATAACGATTGCTACGCATGAGCCTAATGTTGAAATATCCATTATTCAGATACCTCCTTAAATTCTTCTTCAAACTTATCCTTTGCCATTGTATCGAAATATCCTTCTTCATCACGCAAGATGTAATCACCAGGTTCCATGAATGCTGCGCCGCATCTTTCGTCATCTTTGAATAAATTAGGATATGTTGAAACTCTAATGCACGGGGTTCTGAAGTTATTAACAATTTTTACCGAATTGCCAACAAACTTTTCAATTTGAGCGATGCTCTCAGAAGTAGCAAAACACTGAATAGCTTCAACTATAGTCGGTTTTATTCGTACATATTTCATACTCACACCCCCGCATTTAAAATTGGTATGCCATCGTCTGTCATTACTCCCATCAGAAGCGGCAAAGCCGTCTTGTAAAGTAAATCATTCGTTTTCTGTACATCTCCGGCGGCGGCATACACCGCACTCCATTCCTTTGCACCTGATGCTTTCTGCTGTGGCGTTGCATAAGAGATGGATTCACTGCCAGATGATACAGATGTTACAATGCCTGTCGTGCTACCACCGGATCCGATTGCGGTTGACGTACCGCTCACAGCGGCATTGGTAGCATTCTTTTCAGCAAGTTCAATTTGATACATTTTTTCAGCCAGTGAACAGACCGTTTTTTTGATACGCTTTTGTGAGCGTTCATCTGTCGGCAGTCCATTCGCCAGCCTGTCGGATGTCATTAAATCCACAAAATCACTGGCTCTTTCTGCCAGTCGTGGAAAGTCGGTTTCTGGCACGACATTGCCGAATGATTCTGTATAGAATTTATAATCTGCATAAGCCATGCCAGTTACCTCCTAGTCGATCATCATTTTGCCGTTACAGTCGCATGTCCAGCACTTAATGCTTTATAGGTGCTGTCACATTCAACCACTGTGATTACCTGCCCCGTTGTTGCTGTAATGTCGGATTCGCCATCCCATGCGCTCCAGTTCTTCACATTCTGTCCGTAGTCTACAGCAGTCTCAGAAGATGCGACTTTGTACTTGTACACATTTCCTGCGCTTGCTTTTGCCGGAGTAATGGTCACTTTAGTATCTCCACTCTTACTTCCTGCTGTGGAGTTTACAGTCAGAGTTCCGAGCGTCTGAGTTGTGTTGATGGTTCCGACAGCAATAGCATCAATGTACTCTGCAAAGAGGGTAAGCCCCATGATTGCAAATGCTTCAGATACTGCTGTGTGGTAGTTGCCCTGAGTGTGGAATCCGATCAGGTTTGTCTCACCAGATACAGTGTATACAAGACCTGCTCTTGCGAAATCGGACTCGTTCGGGTCAACATAGTAAAGTACGATGTTCTCAACAGGGGTTGCAATAACCTGTCCTCTTGGAATCTCGCTGTCGGACAGTAAGAAGATGGTATTGAAGCCCATGAAATCTTTCATGTACTGGAATCCGAACTGGTTCTGAATAGTGATCTCAGCTGCGCCGATATACTCATACACATCCAGGATGTTCACAAATCCAACAACACCAGTCACATTTCTGTGCATCTGTTTGAATTTGTTCTCAACACGGCCTTTAGCCATTGCCAGAGCCATCTGGAAAGTAGTTTCTGTGAATGTGAGGGTACCTGTTTTCAGATAATCATAAAATCTTTCAGTAACATTGGTCTGGAGCTGGAAAAGGAATTCATCATCGGTCATCTGAACAGCGTTCTCGTAACCGTGATCCTTGATTGCTTCGATAGATACAGCCTTTGCGTACTTCTCAATGCTCATTTCTGCATAAGGCTTTTCTTTTACAGTGAATTTGCTGTAAGGGATTTCCTCACCCTCACCAACATTTCCATCCTGTAATGTACCTTCTGCATATTTTGATTTAAGAACCGCTCCGGGTGTCTTTTTGATAGGTCTCATGATACCCAGAATATCGCGTAAGTGCTGCCAGTTTCTTTCGAATCTGGTAACAAAGTCAATCTCACGTGCTGTGACCTGAATATCATTAGTCATAATAAGATTTGTTTTTGCTGGCATAAAAAAATCCTTTCTACCCATAATTGTTAAGGTATTGGGTTAGCGGCTATACTCTGGTGTATAGTCGGTGTAAAAATCACTGGAATAACTGAATATTCTGAGCAATTGCAGCCTGTCTCTCGGACGGGTCTTTGATTGCTTCGATATCTTTCTTTGTCATACTTCCCGGTGTCTTCTGCTGTCCAACATGAGTAGTAAACCTTGCCTGGTTCTGCTGAGCCTGTTGCTGAGATTCATCCACAAAAGCGGATGCGTCAGACTGTTTCATCTGCTCAATCAGATCATTCAGTCCAAGAATCTTACCGTCTTTCAGCTTAAGGCCTGCTTCTTTGATGTCTGCCATAACAGACTTCTTTGCCGCTTCGCTTGAAAATTTAACATCATCGAGTGCCGCTTTGAGTGCATCTGAAAAATCACGGTCGTAGATTTTTGCATTAAACTCTTTTTCTGCATCCTCGGCTTTTTTCTTCCATTCAGCAAGCTCTGTCTGAATGTTCGCCGGGTCGATACCGTCAAAGCCTTTTAAGGTTTCTTCTGCTGTCTCAGCACGTTCTTTCCAGTCATCGCGCTCCCCCTCGACTTTTGACAGGGTTTTTGCTACTTCTTTCGCATTCTTGTAATTCTCAGAGAGTGCCTTTTTCACATCCGCCTGTTTATCCTCCGGGATTTCAATTCCAAATGATTTTAATGTGTCAATAAGTTTCCGCATAACATCCTCCTGGTCGTGTTTATTGACCTGCCGCCGCAGGTAAATGGATTAAGCCAGTTAGACCACTGGCAGGGTAACTGGGATAACAGGAATCGAACCTGTGACACTCTGATTAACAGTCAGATGCTCTACCAACTGAGCTATATCCCATTAACCCGGATTCCCGGGTTAGCAAGGTATTTTACGTGCTATGCCTAAACACGAGACGTTTCGGGCTACGTCAACACCGCCTATACGGTCGCACACCTCTGCACGGGTTGGATTTCACTGTTCAGTTATATGCTCACAAGGAGGGTATGCCGCCATGCACTAGCGGCAATGATACGTGTCGGAAATTGCATCCGCTTTTCAACCTCCAGATTCCACCCCGAACCTGTTTCTATTAAGGACACGCATCTGCTTAAAGAAAGGAGGAAAGCAATAAAAATGTCTATGTCAAGCATTTCTGCTTACAAATCTTCCCTATGAATACATTTTACCACAGAACCTCCAAAAAGTTGTGGTACATGTTTTAGCCAATTAGAGCATATCCCGGAGCTTTTCCACGTATCTTTTGACAAGATCACGTTCTTCCCGACACTCTGCGTCCTTTGACATATCGCTCATTTCTGTTGTGAGTTCGTCCAGATGTTCTTCCAGAGCGGCAAGCATCTTCCTCTTGCAGTCCTCAGATTTGCCGGAACGATAGCTCTGTTTCTGTGTCATATAGTCGTCATAAGCATCTCGTCCGTCGGAACGGCTGTAATGCCCTCTGACATAATGTTCACCACGTCTGGCATAAGAACTGCCTCTGTCGTAATCCGGCATCATTCTGCCGTCATTTGAGCTGTATCTCCCCATGCTGTCGCGCTTTCTTCCACGTTCGCTGTAATCGTCATTGTAGCCACCACGCATCTCATCAAGGACAGTATTGTAATATTCCACTTTCTTGTCCCAGTACTGCGTATTCTTGATATCTTTATACATATCAATCAGTTTGTATGTCATTTCCAGATTTCCAGTGGTCAGCCCACTGTCAGCAATTTTGGACAGTTCGTCTTCAATTCTTGCACATAAGTCTTTAATGTCTCTCATAATCACACCTCCTATGCTTCTCTGGTCACAACAATGTTTGCGTTCGCAACAGAAACAGCCTGATCGCTTGTATTCTCTACTGCGATATTAACGCAACATCCGCGAGGTACATCAATATAGATTCCAGAGGACACATTGTTGTACTGGTCTACTGCTGCCGGTGTGGAAATCATCTGAGAAGAAAGAACCGGCTCACCAGATATTGCAATAGCCAGAGAGATAGCCCCGACAGTACCACCTGTTGGAATTGCAATATTACCAGAGAAGTCCACGAAAAATCTAGCCTTGCACTGGTTAGTAAGTCCTCTCAGCGTAATGATTCCACTTCCCTCCCTGTGCTGAATGCAGTTAGAACCTTTGACTGCTGTGTTTGAAAATACTACGTTTCCATTTGCTGCTACAGTCTGAGCAGCTACATTTGTAAATTCTGCCATAAAAATACTCCTTTCATATCACATCACAAAAGGACAGGTCTCAGCCTGCCCCTCTGTGTAATACGGCATAAGCCGACATCCGAATCAATCGAAAGATACTCTCGATATGAAGTTGTTAACAATTACATCCGGTGTTGCATCCGCATCCGTAATATGTGTTCGGATTAGGAACCTGATATGCCGGAATCGGTGCTGGATTAATCGCATTAATGAGCTGCTGTGTCTGAGAAGCCATTGCAGTTGTGAGAAGTGCACTCTGGCGATCCTGAGAAGCGGCACGTCTGAGATCATTGTTTTCAGCCTGCAGGTTAGAAATCTTTTCATTGCAAAGATAATCAAGAATGGCTCTTGTTCCAGCGTTCTGGCTGTCAATGATATCTCTTGTGTTGCTGTTCATAGTGTTCTGCAATGCACAGGTATTCTGCGCCATGTTGTAGTTTATGCCCTGGATTGCTTCTCTGGTTTCGCAGCAGCAGTTTGCAAGCTGTGCCTGGAGTGCATTGGTATTCTGCATATTTGCTACAGTGTCAGCATTAATAGCCTGCTGAATGCCGAAACCAGTCTGCATGATGTTTGTGTTGATTCCGTTAAATCCGGTAAGCATACCGTTATTCATAGCATAGAAGCCATCACACAGGCCGCTATTGATTCCGTCAAGTTTGCTAATCACAGCAGAGTTGTCGAATCCTCTCTGTATATCCGCCTGAGTAGCTGCTGTGGCTACATATCCGCCACCGTTTCCATTATTGCCCCAGCCGTTGTTTCCCCATCCGCAGAATACGAACAAGAAAAGCACGATAAGCCACCATGCGCCATCTCCGCCAAACATTCCATCATTTCTGTTGTTCCCGGTCAAAAGAGCAACGTCCGATGCTGTTAAATTTCCATCCATAGTTATAATCTCCTTTATTGTATATTTACATCAATCTGGCCAGATTGTAATGTACTATTTCATTCCTTTCAGCATGTGCTGGAACTGCCCTGCCATCTGCTGAACCTGATTAAGCTGTTGCTGTGAAATCCTTCCAGACTGTAGCATTTTCTCAACTTCTGCTTTCGGATCTCCTTTAAAATTCTGCTTAAACTGCATAAACTGCTGTATCATCTGCATTGGTCCGTTTCCCTGTGGCATCCCACCGCCAAGTGTGTTAAATAATGGATTACTCATCTGCATTTCCTCCCTTGATTGCTGATTCCTGCACGGTATTAGCCCTAACAGGTTCAGAAAAAGAATTTAATCGGTTTATGATAGCTTCGTATTTGCCCTTTAAATCGTCGTATTCCTGTCTGGTGACGTATTTACTGTCCATGTTCTGAACAGTCTGTTTAGGCGGCATCTGAGAGCCTACCTCGTGGTATTCAAACGTTCGCAGTGGCTGCGGCATGCCGGATACGTCTGTGGATTTTATATAAAATTTCTCTGATTCTGAATCCATCAGTAAAACACTTGTCCCGGGTGCTACCAGATAGGATTTTGCGCCGACTTCGCCGGATACCCACAGGATACCGCTATTATTCTGCTGTGGTTGCTGTACTGTTTGAGCCGGCATCTGGACAGGCTGTTGCTGGAACTGATTCATCTGTCCCGGAACGCCAAAACTGTATTGATAAGGATTGTTATATAATGCCATCTTATGCACCGCCTTTCTGATTATATTTTTACATAGATATATCAATCTAAAAAGTTCGAAAAAGTGTCAAAAAAGTATTGACATATCACTCACTGGGTGGTATTATAATATCAACAAGAGGAAATAAGGAATCATTTAGGAGGTAAGCATTATGAAGTATAACAAATCAGAAATCATGAAAAATGCATGGAGTATCGTAAGACAGTGTAAATGTACTATTTCTGTAGCACTTAAAAGAGCATGGGAAAAAGCTAAAGAAGATCTCAAGCTCGCAAAGCTTGGCAAATATTTCAATGCTTTCCTTGATGGATGCGAAGTTCTTTTTAACCTTGGAGACGGAGTTGTTTCTGGAAATACTTTTAATTGTAGGAAAACTTTAAAAGAATTTGGGCTTAAATGGAATCCAGACGAAAAATACTGGTATGGAAGTCCTGAGAAAGTTGAAGATATCGTGAGATATCGCGTTTTATAATAAAGGAGGATTAAAATGAAAATACAAGGAATCGGAGTCATTAGTAAGAAAGTAGCGATAAAATCATTGGGGCTTGATCGAGACAAAGAAGGCCGTGAAGCTCTTAGAAAAGGGATGTTTACAGCTGAAGAAATCGGAGCAATGTACAAACTTGAACAGGTCAAAAAGGCATGCAAAATTGGAGATTGTGTTGAAACCTTTGCGCGCAATTACAATCGTATCCCGGATGACCTAAAAGAAAAGCTCACGCCGCAGGAACTGGCAGAGCTGGTTGAAGCGTTTTATAAATGTTATGGAGACGGAAAAAATGCAAAGTAAAAAGAGCTAAGCATACAAAACTAGCTCTTTATACCTAAAATTATTATTTCAATCCGTGGTGCCCGGAATCGTTAGGCACTCCGCTTACAGAACATCCCTCTGTAAGTGACAAAGCCATTATACCACGAAGGTAAAAATATAGTCAAGGGAGGATAATAAAATGACGGGCGAAGAAAGGATTAAGCAATTAGTTGAAAAAGGATGGAAAATAGTAAAAGACGAATCTACGTGGTGTCGTTATGTGAAATTAGAACAGGAAGTACCGAGAAAAAGCCGAGATCCGTTCGGAAATTCCACTGGTGAAGACTGGATGCAGACGATACATAGACAGGTTACCATTTTTGACGATGGCGATTGGGAAGAAACGAGAGGTTAATATATGGATGTAAAGGAATTAAGGAATTTTACAAATCTGAGCCAGCAAGCTTTTTCTGAAAAATATGGTATTCCTAAAAGAAGCATAGAAAACTGGGAGAGTGGCAAGCGAACTCCACCAGAATATGTTATAAAGCTACTTGAAAGAGCTGTAAAAGAAGATTTTGCATAAAAAGAAGGAGGGGTAAATTGCCTCTCCTTTTAGCATACTTTTATAATCTTACTGTTTACTCTTCTGCTTAATCTCTTTACGGTAGATATACTCACGTTCATCTGTTCAGCGCAGTATTCAAGAGTGCGCTCCTGGCATCTCAACCGGAACAGTCTTTCTTCGTCCGGTGTGAAATTACACTCTATCAAGAACCTGTCTATATCTTTCTTCGTGAACACATATAATTTCATGAGCATACCCCTTACTAATGCTAACGCTGATTCTGCGCAAGATACTCCGTGAGCTTCTGTTTTGTTTTTTTTAATTCCTCAACATTATTCCCACTGATCTGACTATCCAACATGGTTGATAGTACTTCCAGAATCAATGAATCACGTTCCGCAATCCTCTGAAGACTCTCGTAATCTCGCTTATCATGTTCTTCCAGTGTCTCAACTCGTTTGTTGAGTCGAAATGCCGGAGTAATCCACTTAAGGATTACAGCCACTGCTCCTCCGATAATAGACACTCCTCCGCAAATTGAGAGGAATACTTGTACAAATTCTGATATGCTCATTTAGCTACTCCTTTTCCCAGTAATATACCGGGATCTCATTGCCACTATCCCATGTATCGTAATATTTGCCGTTCTGTACCGTCACCACATGACCATCTATGCAGAGAATGTACGTACCTGTCGGATGGTCTGTGCAAAAGTCGTTGACTGTATAGATATACCGTTCTGATTGCTCAATCAGTTTGCGCCTGTACCCATGTTTGTGGAGGTACGCTCCCCAGACATAATTTGCACTCGGCATATCTGACAGAGCACACGCCTGTACCATTAATCCGGTAAAAACCGTTTCCCAATCAAAGTCGGTTGCTTTACATATTGCCCGGACAGCACAATCTCCGACTCGATTACCGGCAGGATTCGGGTTGTAATACTCCCATCTATCCATCAGTCAATCCCCTTTGCTGTTTTATATCTCTTTGCCGCTCCTCTGGCTTTTGCGGCGTTCTGACGATTCCACTTAGCGATCATGAGCCGGTCTTGCAGTTCTCTTAAATCATTCTGCTTGCAGTACTCTTTATATGCAGCATTTTGTTTCTGTAAAAGATAAGACTTTCGGTCAAGGTCTTGCTGGAGTGCGAATTTTGCCTTTTCATTCGGTGCATTGTCAACTCCTGCTTGTAGTCCAAGGACTTCTCGCTTCGTTTTGCGGATTCTTCGTTCATAAGTACGTTGCCGCTGTTCCTTTTCGTACTGTTTACCTTTGTCAGCTTTATCCTGTGCTGATAGTTCTGCATAGGGATTAAATTCCCCGTCACTTGCCCCAAAACTATGCCGACAGTTGACCCCTGACAGTCCACTTGCCGTTCCATATCCGGTCAATGAGAACGGTGGAAATTTCTTGCTCTTACCAGAACGAGAGTATATCTTTCCTTGCCACCATGCGTGATTTCCCGGATTCTCACCGCCGTCACCTGTTCTGGCTCCCATGTGAGCACTGACCAGAACTAAATCCCAGTTCATTTCTTCCATGCGTTTTAGGGATATATCTCCCGCAGCCTGAGCCACACCAGTTCTGACAGAACGTGCGACTGCTGTTTCAATTGTATCGCGTCTTTTCTTTCCTGTTTCTTTATTTATGTATTCAACATATACACCATCACTCACAACGTTATTAACTGCTTCTTTAATGGCTTGTGTATACCCGACTGCCCCAGTCATCACATGATTATATGCAAGGTCACATTGTTCGATATAGAGCCTTTGAGCGGCACTTGCAGTCGTTCTTGTGAAGTTCTTCCAATCTCCTAAACAATGATTCATATTTCGCTCCATGAGTCTTATCATAGCCGGTGACTGTTCGAGCGGTACAGGGCTTAATCCTGCCGCCTTATATATCTTATCATCATAGTTCATTGCAGTGATTCCGGCATCCTCAAACGCTTCAAGAAGTTCCTGCTGTTCACGTTTAGTGTATTTGGATAGTTCTGCCAGAATGTCCTCTAGCAGCTCACCAGATTCCTGTAGCGTTCTGATTCTCCACGCATCAGCATTGGTCAGAATATAGTCCTCACCTCTGCCAATTCTCGCCATCATTCTCAACACGATCTCGGAGATGATATACTGATGCAGTTCTTCTGCTATCTGCTCACTGCCCTCTGTTATCCGGCGTAAATATTCTGGGCTTAACATAACTATTCATCTCCAAACAGTTTCGGTTCGTCTGGCTGAGCTTCTTTAACCATTGCTTTCGCATCATTTTCCGTCATTCCTTCAAACTTTACGAAATACAGCCATGCTGGAACCTTGCCAGTAGTCACGTACTGCCACCACCTTGCACGGTCGTTTTCACGCACATACAGGATATCGCCGAAATCATAATTGACTTCATAAGCTCCGACAGGTGCAAGTCCGTACAGATCAGCGTAGACGTTCAATGCGTAAATAACTTCATCTAGGCAAGATTCCAACTTATCCCTCACGTCTTTGATAAACTGTACTGTCCTCTGCTGTTCTGCTTCTACTCCTGTAGCTGTCTGAATGCCGCTAGATTCGTTAAAAACAAAATATCCGTTGGAGAATCCAATCTTGTACCCTAACTGGCTTAAAATGGCGTTTATGCCGCTTATACGGGTATCCGTGTTTAGAATTGGGTTGATTTCTTGATAGAACTCTTTCTCGTCCTGTCCGAATACATTCTTGACAAAGTGTGGTAAGTTCATCTCATTACGTCTGTTCTCCATGCCCTGTGGTGACATGACTGCTACAGGTGTACCGCTTGGCATCAGCAGTCTATCATCTGCCAGAACAATCTTCTGCGAATCAAATATCTCTCCGGCATTACGGCTGTATGCAATGTCGAGATCTTTCAGCTCTTCAATTGCTTCTGCAAATATCGGTAAGCCAAGCGGTGTACTGATATCCACATTGTTCGCCTGCGGTGTCCGCAGTACTCCGTACAGAGGTCCGTCCAGCTTCTCACCGTTTGTTTTGAGAATCGGTGGTGTATCTGCCATTAAGTCAGCCCATTTGGTCTGTTTAAGGTCAATTTTATCACCGATTGACTGAGGGGATTTTGATACATAGACTCTGTTAGAAACGTAGTACGGATAGACCGTCACTCCGTCCACAGTTGTCTCAACAAACCTGTGATATTCGAGCCTTGTGTAGTACTTTCTACCAACGGTGTAAGAATCCTTGAATATAATCCCTTTGATTTCCTGATTATCGTAATCCACAATCATCACATCTGCCGGAGTGAATACGTCAAGGCTTTCGCCGTTCGGCTTAATGAACACTGTTCCGTAAGCGCATCCATATTCCACCCAGTGCCGAATCTGGAAGTATACCTTGTCTATCTGCTCCTGTAACCATGTTGCCCTTGCAGAGCCGTCTATCTGAATGCCGATCGCCAATGTTGCGAGCCGAGCTGTCTCTGAGCAGACAGATTTCGCGAAATTAATCGTCTTGATATTATTCTTATCATCTAACCATTCCGGCACTCCCCTGTAAATGTTCGCGCACCGGTTAATCAGTGATTCCATTTCTGGAAATTCTGCCGCCTGGATATTAAAGTCCTCTTCGGCTTGTTTTTTAAAAATCATGTTAAACCACCTTTTTAGTGTTGTTATAAGTCCCATTTAATCTACCTTTTAAAATCCATCCATCTTACAGAAGTATCTCGCACAATAATGTCTTCATATTCTACAACTTTTAAGATTTCGTTAATGTCAGATGATCCATATATTTTTAAACCGATGCTTAAGAATTTATTTATTTTATCTGAAAAGTACCTATCTAACATTTTATGCACTGTACCCCCTCCTGTTAAATAACGGCTCATAAGCATACCTAAGTGCCGAGATTGCGTGATCGTTTCCGTCAGGATAACCGCTTATTACATTTCCCTCTTTGTCTCGATCATACTCATACTCCGTAATTTCCTTGTATGCGTTCGGTGTTCGCTTCGGGTCAATGACTATAGTCTTTGTTTGCAAGAATTTAAAACCATACTCGATACTGCCCGGTCCCTTGATTGCTCCTCTGGCAGGAAGTCCGGCGTCCCGGAAATCATTCACGGACTTAGGCTCCGCAGAATCACATATCATCGTATAATCGTCATAGCCTTTTTTCTTGATCCAATCAGCGGTCTTGGAGTTGCTCCATTTATTTACATACAATTCGTCAATCAGATATATTTTCTCTCTAGCAGAATCGTAATAAGTTCGGAGATAGCAGAAGGCATCTGGGTACCATCCATAATCTACGCCAGCGAAAATACGATCCATGCGACTGATTTCTTCATCTGTAATGTCTCTAATCTCCAGATATTCAAATACGTTTCCACCATCGCCATTCGGAACACCCAGGTATTCATGCTCATAGGCTTCTGGATTGATTTCTTTCAGATGTGCTGCATCGTCAATAAACTTCTGTCCGAGCCACTCCGCCGGGGCTTCCAGATAACTCGAATGATGAATAACTCTTTTTGGGTTAGGTGTGAGCTTGATCCTGTTTACCCAGTTTGATTTTGATTTTGGTGGATTATACGATGAAAAATCATAGGATTCATCGCCGCCACGAAGTACTGACTGATTAACAGAACGTTCCTGAGCATCTCCCTTCATTTGATCTTTTTCCTCTTTCCAGAGGATTCCGATATATCCAAATTCCGGCTTAATAGATTTTAGCTTGGTTTCATCATCCAGACCACGGAAGTATATCGTCTGTCCCGTCTTAATATACTTGATCTCAAGTGGTGACACCTTGCATTCAAATTCTTCCATCAGTCCAAGTTCATTGATAGCCCATTTCATATTGGCATATACAGAATCTTTCAGAGTACCAGCCACCTGTCTTGTAATGCAGGCGTGCATCTGGGGGTTATTCTTGATAAGCTCAACAATCTTAAAAGCTACGAATGAAGATTTCAGACCACCTCGACCGCCCTCAAATACATATTCAATGTTGGGTTTAATCTGTCGGTTAATATCCACGAATGCCTTGCCAAGTACTCTGGCAGGAAGTTCGTATTTTTCATCATCGTCTTTTAAAGCTGCTGTTAGCTGCTCCCATTTTTCGATAGCCTGTATATTTCCATCTGCTGCTTTTTTATACAGAGAAGTTGCTACGACTGCCATGTTATTTGCGTCTTCGTCAGCAATCCCCATTTTTGCAAGTTTCTTTTTTGCAGTACTTGATGCAGGGCTTTCAGCTATAATTTTCACATAATCAGAAAGGGCTTTTTTTTGTCTCCTAGAATATCCAGATGCGATACCGCCTTTTTTCCCATTTCTCACCGCTTCCTCACCGCTTCGAAACTGTGTCGCCGCTCTATTATTTAAATTCTGATCATTTGCCATCCTATCAACATCCAATCATATCCTTTCTGAATTAAGCTATAAAATCCCATAGTAACACTTCTGAGTATATTCTATCACAGGTCAGTAGAAAAGTTGTGGTACATGTTTGAGAAATTTTGTGCTAAAAAAGAGCCGGTAAATACCGACTCTCTAATTTTATTCATTGCTTTGTAATTTTCTGATCGTCTCGCCCTGATCTCCCGGACACCCCATGAAACACTCCGGGCAATGCTCATAGAATGCACATCTGATGCAGTCATGTGGACTGATTGAGCTGCAATATTGATGTAGTACTGTGAATGCTGATATGGCGAGTTGCGGGGTTATGTCTAGTGGCTTAAACATCATGTTTTTGCTCGCCCTGATCACTTCCACATTATCATCTTTGAACTTTATAGTATCTCCATTACATTTTATCGTAACTTCGTTCTTTTCTCTGTCAATTTCAAGCGTAGGTTTGTTATCTGTCATCTTCCTCTCCCCAGTCAATTTTCTGCCCGCATTCAGAACAGTACTTGCTTATTTTTTTACCAATAACAGGTGTTCCGCATTTCGCACATTTTTGAGTGGAAAATATATTGTACGGAAAATCTGGAGCATATTCTTCAGGTTTGCATGGAATCTGCTTTTCCAATGCTTTTGCTCCGGAATCACACGCCCATGCTTCCTTGAGATATTTTTTCTGCCATTCATCTTTGTTTTCAGAACTTTCAAGGAAACATAAATGCTGGTCTCTCATATCGGATAATATGTCTTTTGCTTCTTCTGGTTTCATGTTAATCCTCCACTCCAAACATTTTTCTTAAACTATGCTGATATTCTTTCACTGTTCGTTCAAGAGTGTTATAAGTTGGTCTTAATTTGCATCTTTCTTTGTAGCCATCGCATCTTGTTCCGAAAAGAATAACATTTCTACATATTCCGTCTTGACTTGCACAACATTTATTCATTCTTCTTCTCCTCCAGCTTCTTCTCAGCTTCTTCACGGGTGAGGAACCATGTTTTCCCGTATTCTACGTCAACGCAAATAACGTTTGGGGCATAAATACTGTCTTTATCACACTGTACAAACCAACCACTTTGTGAAAATACAATGCTGTAAACTTTTTGATGATACACTCTGTTATTTGCTTTATATCCATTCAGAACATTTAAATCATAATTCGCTTTGCTCGGAATCTTATAAATATCATCACCGATTTTAACCGGCAGTCTTACAAACAAACCCTGCTCTTCTAAGTCTTCATAATCGCAAAGTTTTCGTGCTGCTGAAATGTAATCGTGCTGTTTAACCCAGACATCTGATTCTCCGTCTGGTGCAATACCATATCTTTCTGTTAATCTCTCCATTTACTTCACCTCTTTCAACTTCTCCACCGCCAGCTTCAACGCATCTACAAATTCATCATTTAATGCTGCGCGATCTGGATTCTCGATAAACTTCTCAATATTTTCAATTGCTTTCTCTTCGGGTGTAGGAACTGTCCCTTTTCCTACTTTTGCAATTTCAAGAAGTTCATCTATATTATTTTCCCAATTACGTGTATTGCACAAATCCGTGTTGCACTTATTATTCCTGTTGTCCAACACACATTCTATACATTCACGTTCGCAACAATTGCTTACATCTGCAATCCGTTCAGCAAACTCTCTTGCAGACATTTCTTTTGTGCCGAGGAGTTCTGATGCTTCATAGAAAGCAAAGTCTGATCTGACACTTGCCGCATAAGTTATATCATGTTCATAAAATCTTAAAATGTCTGGAAAATATTGTTTTTGTAATGGCTCACAATGGTCTTTTCTATACCAATGGAATCCCTGTTTCTCAGCTTCTTTAAGTATTTTCTCATTTTCCTCTGGTGTTCTAACCAGAATACATGTATATCTTAAATCAATCATCTGCGTTTCCTCCCGTAATTTTGCTGATACAAGTGTTCCAACCTCGAATCCATGCAAGACTAAGTTTGCTTCTCCAATATTCCTCTTCTTTCTCCTCCGGCAATGGCTTCAATGGACACCAATTAGGAATCACATCATTGTTTGGAACTCTCCTACCATTCATTGCTCTGCACCAAAATCCGCTTATAAATTTGCATTTTCCGCAATTCTCTGGTGTATCTATCACTAATACTGATTTACTCATGATTCCTCCTGTAATAATTCTGGGTTGTCGAAAATGTTTCCAACTACTTCCATTTCGCATCTGTCGATATAATATTCTGTCAATGGCATTGGCCAGCAGAATGGTTCGCATCTGCTGATTGCATCTGTCGGAACAACCTCATAATGCCATCCGACAACTTTGTCTACTATGGAGCCGGTTTCAATATTTCTTACACCAAATTCTCCAAATAGCACTTTTGCAAGGTCTTTTGGGTTTCCATGGCACATCAATATATCATTCTCCCAAATCTTATTTCCATTCTTGTCGCAAAGTCCTGTGAACTGGCAGAGGGTTTCTGGATCAACCAATTTCATTCTGTCTGTTATTAAAAAGATGATTGGCAATATACTCGCTTTTTTATACGGCTGAACAATATAACAATATCCGCTGTCAATGTCTAAATCTATGAGGCTCCCTTCTATCCATTCACCATTATCAATCTGCTTTGCCTTGAAAAGAATTTCTCTCATTCAACTCCACCACCTTTCACAATTTCAATTGCTTTTATTAATGTATCCAATCTGCACTTGCTTGCAAATTCATATCCTGTCCCCACGTTTTCACTCAAAAGCCGCTTTAATTCTAATTTTTCTTGTTCTAAGGCTTCTACAACCTTGTCCACATCAAAAACTGTCGGCTGCTCGTCAATAACTGCACCTATTGCAAAATCCATATCCGAATTTCCAAGAGAGTCAATTATTTTGTCTGCATCAATCAGTCTGCTCATATTCTATTCTCCT